TTTAAATGTTTCTTTTCCTTCTAATCAAATTAATGAAGGAGAAACTCATGTTAGATTTCAAGCAGTTAAACAAATAGTAGGTGGTGTTGCTATATCTACTTTAGAATTATCAACAACATTAAATGGTGCTATTAATAGCACTGTCGATACAGTTATTTTAAATGATGCATCACAATTTCCAACATCAGGATATATTGTTATTGAAAAAATAAACGCAACTAGTGGCGCTTACGAAAATGAAACTATTCAGTACGCAGGTAAAGCTGGAAATAATTTAACAGGATGTACACGTGGAACATCAGCACCGTACAGAGGAAAAGTATTAGCTAATACATCTGCTAAATCTCATGCAAATGGAGCTATAGTATTTGGATCTCGTTTAGCAACAGCAATTGGAACAACAGAACAAACAGGAGCTCAACCTGCTACACGAACAGTTTATAACTCTATTACTGTTCCATTAGTAAGTGCATCAGCAAGTTCAGAAACAGGAGGCGGTTTTCAGTGTACAATTGGACCCGTAAATGATAGAGGTTAATTATGGCTGGATTTACATACGCAACACTAACAACTGCAATTAGAGATTACACGGAAGTAGACGCTAATGTTTTTACTTCTACTATTGTAGATCAGTTTATAATGAATTCAGAATATAGAATTGCATATGATCTTCCTCTTGATGCAGACAGAAAACAATCTCAATCACAATTCGCTCAAAATAATAATAGTTTTAATGTTCCCGCAGAATGTTTATTTATTAGAGGTATTCAAGTTTACAATTCAACAACATCTACAACTATTCAAGGTCAATGGTTAGAGAGACGTGATCAAACTTTTATACAAGAATATGTAGGAGAATTAACCGGTGATTCAGGAGGACAAACAGGTCAAAATGTACAGGGTTTACCTAAATACTATTCTATGTATGGAGGAGCTACAGGTGTAGGAGCAACAACTTCAGGAGCTATTTACATAGCACCTACTCCAGATCAAAACTATCAGTTTATTATGCATTGGAATAAGCTTCCACAAGCTTTAAGTGGAAGTAATACTACAACTTTTATAAGTCAATATTTTCCACAAGGATTGTTATACGCATGTTTATGTGAGGCATTTTCTTTTTTAAAAGGACCTACAGATATGTTGACATTATATGAAGGAAAGTATAAAACTGAACTACAAAAGTTTGCAGCGATGCAAATTGGGAGACGGAGAAGAGATGATTATACGGATGGAACACTTCGTATATCAATTGAAACACCGCCTCAGTAATTAGGAGATATAAAATATGACTATAACATCGGCAATTTGTAATTCGTTTAAAGTAGAAATCTTACAGGGTGGACATAACTTTAATGATGCTAGTGGAGCCCCAACAGGTAACGCTTATAAGATATCACTTTACTCAAGTGACTCTGCAACTTTAAGTAAGTCAACAACTGCGTACACTGCACCAGCAGATGGTACAGCTGATCCCACAAACACTTATGAAGTTACTTCAACTTCTTCTGGGTACACAACTGGTGGAAACACTTTAGTATCAAGTGCAGATCCAGTTTTAAGTGGAGACACAGCGTGTGTTAAATTTAACACTACAACTTGGGGAAGCACTGCTTCTTTCACAGCTCGTGGATGTTTAATTTATAACTCAACAGCAGTAACAGGATTTACAACTAACAGAGCAGTATGCGCTGTTAATTTTGGATCAGATAAAACTGTAACTAACGGAACGTTTACAATTCAATTCCCAGCTCAAACAGCCGGAAACGCGATAGTTCAGATAGCGTAAGGAGTTAAATCCTTATGGCGGATAGAACTTACACAGTTACCGTTGCTAGCGGCGAACTTTACATTGTAGGTGGAACTGGAAATGTTTTCTATCTTGACGGTGTTCGAGATCTTGCAATTGAATGGGTAGAAGGAGGAACTTTACGTTTTATCCAAAACGATTCTTCAAACAATAACCATCCTTTATTATTTACTACAAGCACGACTGATCCAGGTAATAATATTATTACGTCTGGAGTTACATATTATTTAGATGGTCCTAGCAACCAAGCTTCGTACTCAAACACATCATCTTTTAATGCAGCCTCATATCGTTATGTAGAAATAACTCCACCCAATGAAACAGACTTTAATTTTTATTGTTATGTTCATGGAATTGGAATGGGTGGTTTAATTGATATTACTCAAAATACATGGGGAGCTAGAGTATGGTCTGTTAATGAATGGGGTCAACAACAAGGTGTTGATATAGATTTAATTGCACCATCAAGTTTAACAGCTACCGTTGGCGCAGAAGGGGTAGAAGCTTTTAATACATCAGGTTGGGGCAGAGATCGTTGGGGTGATGAAAACTGGGGTGAAAGTGCTCTTACTTTAGATCTACCTGGTTTTAGTTTAACTTCTACAGTAAATCTTCCAGAAGAAAATGTTTTTAGATTTCCTGGTTGGGGTACTCTTGATTGGGGTGAAAATAGTTGGGGTGATGTTTTAGGATCCGAATTTACTTTAGTTGCACCAGCAGGTTTAACAGCTACATTAGGTGAATTTGATATTAGTAATACAACAGTAGGTTTATTAGAATTAAGTGCTACTTCAACAATTGGAACACTTACAACAAATGTAGATTTTAATACTACTTTAACTGGTCTCGGTTTAGTTGCTTCTGAAGGATTGCTTACAACAGACGATCACTCTGTTGGATTAACAGGCTTTTCACTAACTTCTTCGGTAGCACCTTTAAATCCATCGGATGTTATGGGACTAACTGGATTAAGTGCAGCAACGGAAATTGGAGATGTAATAATTTCTTCTGATCCTGTCACTGTAATAGTTGCTCCTGGTGCGCGTTTAGTTACACTAGGGACGTTAACCTCTGAACCTAACAGTGTTGTAGATTTACCAGCACTAAGTGCGACATCAACATTAGGAACATTAACCACTACTCAACTAAGTAACGTATTTTTAACTGGATTATCTGCAACAGTTTCTTTAAATGATGCTGAAATAATATATAGATATTATCATGATTTAACTCCATTTACTGGAGGAACTTATACGGATCTTACTGCATAATTATGTTTGACTTAAAACTAAATAACCAATATAAATACTAATATTAGGAGAAAAATATGGCTTCAACTTATACACCTTTAGGGATAGAAATAATGGCGACTGGCGAAAATGCTGGTACGTGGGGAACAAAAACAAATACAAATTTAAATATCATTGAGCAAATCTCAGGTGGTTACAAAGTACAAACTTTAAATACTTCTGGAGCTGGTGCTAACACTACTCCATTAGCTCAAGCAAATGGTGCAACAGGCGCTACGGTTGCTACAAGAGTGATTATATTAGGTGCTGAAACTCCTGAAACAATTTCAGGAAATAAAATAGTAACTTTTCCAGTTCTTACAGAAAATTTTTATCTTATTAAAAACAGCACGTCAGGTTCTTACACAGTACAATTAAAAGCAGCTTCAGGTTCAGGTGCAACAGTTACATGGGCAACAGATGATAAAGACTGGAAGTTAGTTTATTTTGATGGTGTATCAACTAACACAGGTGTGTATGACACAGGTTTCTCAACAACAGTTGGAGATGTAACTCTTACAGGAACACAAACTTTAACAAACAAAACTTTAGAGTCACCAAAAATTGGTACTGGTTTACTAGATTCAGGTGGAAACGAAGAAATTTTATTTACTGCTACAGGTTCAGCAGTTAACGAATTTACAGTAGCAAATGCGGCTACAGGCAATGCACCTTCTTTGGCTGCAACAGGAACTGATACCAACGTAAATTTAAACCTTATTGCTAAAGGAACTGGAGTAGTTCAGTCCACAGGTAATGCAATAAAAGTAGCGGGAAAAGAAACTATATGGATTCCTTCTTCTGCAATGTATCCAACAACTACAAATGGATGTGCAAATTTAGAACAAACAGAATTAACAGCTGGTCAACCAGAACTTAAATCATTAGATTTCGATCCTTCTTCTGACGAAAACGCACAGTTTGCTGTTGCGTTTCCAAAGTCTTGGGATCCATCACAACTTATAATGTATCAAGTTTTTTGGACAGCTAACTCAACAAATACAGGTAACTGTGTTTGGAATTTAAAAGGTGTGGCAATAGCAAACGATGATGCGATTGATGCAGCATTCGGTACTGGAATTGATATTACTGATGCTCACAGTGGAACAGCTAACGATCTAGATGTTACAGCTCAAAGTGCTTCAGTAACTGTTGCTGGTTCTCCAGCAGCTGATGAAGAAGTATTTTTTAATATATCTAGAGACGCTAATGCTGGTGGCGATACATTCACAGGTGACGCTAAACTACTAGGAATTAAATTATTTTTTGCTACTAACTTACCTAACGACGCATAATAGGAGAAATCGTGGCTGACTTTGGATACAAAATTTTAGGTTTTGGAGGCGGAAGTAGAGTAATTACTCCTTTTGTTTCAGCTACAGGTGGTACAGAAACTACTTGTGGTGATTATAAAATTCATGCTTTTACTGGTAGCGGAACACTTCAAGTTTTAAATGAAGGAACACCTGCAGGATCTAATTCATTTGAATATTTTGTTTTAGGTGGTGGTGGATTACCAGGAAGTTTTTTTACTGGCGGCGGTGCCGGCGGCGGAGGTTTTAGAGAAAACATTGGTTCTCCTGCAACAGGAGGATTAACTGCTGTATTTGGTGCTCAGACCGTAACAGTTGGTGCAGGAGGCGCAGCCCCTGGAACAGGAAATGGAGGATCAGCAGGAACTAATTCTGTATTTACTTCTATTACATCAACTCGTGGAGGCACTGCAAGAGAAAGTGGTGGATCGGGAGGAGGAGGAAACTCTAGACAACCCGGAGGAGCCGGAAATGCAGGAGGATTTTCTCCACCAGAAGGAAACACAGGAGGAGAAAATCCTCCTGCA